CATACCGTAAGCTTGCTTAAAGAACTTAGCAAGATACGACATATTATAGTCTTCAAACTCGGAAGGAACTGAAACTACGGAATCATCTCCCGTAAAGGTCGTTTCAACTTTCTTCCATTCAGATTCCGGATACATATTGATAAATGCCGTTTTATGCAAATACCAATTTCCAAACGAATTAAACATGGACGTAATAAAAGACCCTGAGGACGTACCCCAAGGTCTAATAAAAACGAACACACCCATCACGTGGTATCCTTGAAAATTTGCTTCCACGATGCGAACAACTACTTCATAATCCTCTGTTGAAAAACAGTGACTCAGCAGCTCCTCGAACGCGAGCTTGACTTCATTCTTAATACTAATGTCGTAATTAGAAAAGTCTCCTGCTCTAATTTTCCTCTTCTCTTCAATTCTTCCCCGTAAACGCGCATAAAGCAACCCCCACTGGGAAGAATGGGGATTAATACTTAATCCTATTGGGGATCCTACTGGATCCTTCGTTATCTCCGTAAAGAACGTACCTAAGTACATACGTTGAACGACGAAGGATGCAAAGTCCCCACTAGAAAATAATCTAGTATTTCCCGCTTCTGATTTTTCCTTAGTCTTTAGCTCATCTTTCAATTGCTCTTCAAACACTACAGGATAAATCAGTCCTTTCTGCATTGCATGAACTCGTAATTCCACCTCTTTGCGCAACAAAGGGTGTATCCTTGGATTCCCATCTTGATCAAAACATAACTGTCTTCTGGACAATCCTTGTCTTTTGAAAAAATATCCTGAAGATGTACTAAAATCTATCGACTTCATGTATCCCGGTATTCCATATATCGCTCTTTCCATAGACACTACTTGAACATTACTCAGCGTAAAACTTTTAGGTAAAAAATCTATCACCGACTCCACTCTCTTATGTACGGCAGGGGGCCTGTACTGTATAGCCAACTTCTTTAATGCATTGTTTAAAGGCGAAACCACAATTCCGTCCTTAACAAAGGGCGCTAATTTAGCTGGCTGAGAATCAGTCTGGGGTACTGGAAAACTTTCATAATCCATCATTCCTGTCCTTAAGTTAGTGTCCTTCTGAATAAATACCCCTAGCTTTCGGGGAACTGTACCTAAAACCGAAACTCCTTCTAAACCTTGGCAAGTAGTTAACTCGCTAGGTATAGGATTCGCTACCTCATACCGAGGATCCCACTCCAATATGTCCGACTTTTGTAAAAGAACTCCATAAGACGTTTCATATCCAGGGTTTCCTCCCATATGCATAGCTACTATTTTCCCAGTAGCCTCATGCACATACATAGTTCCGCACATTCCCTTCTTATTTTTCACTCCGTAGAAAACTGCGTCGCACTCGAACGATCCGTAAAACTCATTCACAGGTATCTCTTGAACTTTATTCTCAAAGCCAACGGCTATCTGCGGTAAATAGTTTGTCGACACGTCATCTGGCTGAATATGCATCATTTTTCCAAAATTAGGCACTGAATCCACGAATAACTTACTAATATTCCTTTTCTCGGGAAAGCCTGGAAATTGTACAAGTACAACATCCGAAGCTATATCCTTTATAAAAGTAATCTCAGACTCATTAGTGCAGTAATCTTGTCCTCGTACTAGTCTGAACCATCGCTTCTCTCCTCGTAAAGCAGTGCTATACATAACATGCCTCGGCACCAGCGCATAGTTGGCATACACAAAGGTAATCCAACTAGACGCTGACACTGGGTATTTTCGCACTTCTTCCCATGGTTCATCGG